CCCCAAATTCCTCGAAGCCGGCGCCGCCGTGCTTCCGCAGGCCCTGGAAATATTTGAACGGGAAATCGGGCCAGCCATCCAGAAATTCGACACGCCATGAGCGCCGAAGCCAACCTCTACTCGGCACTGACCGCGCGCGCGGCGCTGACCGCCCTCGTGAGTACCCGCATTTTTCCGGATGTCATCCCGGAAGGCTGCGCCCTGCCGGCCATCGTCTATCAGCGCGCCAGCACCTCTCCGGTGACCACCATCGGCAATGTCACCGTGGCCGAAAACATCCGGTTCGTCATCACCGCCTGGGCAGAAACCCGCACCGCAGCGGATGCCGTGGCCGTCGAGATCGGGCCGGCACTGGCAGCCGCTGAAAATCCAGCGGTCGATCGCTCCACCGGATATGACCCTGAGTGCGGGCTATATGCCGCCACCGTTGACGTTGACTGGTGGCACCTGCCGTAGCCTGATTTTTAGCAGCACAAACTCCCCGGCATCGGCTGGGTTTTTTTGGAGAAATACCAATGAGCACTCCCCGCAAATGGTCGAATGTCGCCGTTGCCATGCAATCTGCGCTAGGCGCCGACATCACGATTACCGCTATCAGCAAGGCGTCAGAGGGCGTCGTTACCGCGACCAACACCCTGAGCAACGGCGATTTCATCACCCTGACGATTCAGGGCATGTACCAGCTCAACGACCGCGTGGCCCGTGTCAAAGCGGTTTCCGGAACCGGCTTTACCCTGGAGGGCGTCGATACCACGCTGTTCGACACGTTCAGCAGCGGCACGGCCAACAAAATCACCTTCGGCACCTCAATCACCACCGCGACCAACATCACGTCGTCCGGTGGGGACTTCGACTTTATCGAAACGACGACGATCCACGGCAACAGCAAGTCACAGATCCCCGGGCTGCCGAATCCCGCCAACTTCTCATTCGACAACATCTGGGATGTCTCCGATGCCGGCCTGCTGGCCATCAAGCTGGCCAGCGATGGCCAGGCCAAGCGCGCCTTCAAGTTTACCTTTGGCACCGGCGGGCAGATCATGGCATTCAACGGCTATGTCGGCGGCAACCTGCTGCCGGCCGGTCAGGCGCAGGGGCTGGTGACCACGCAGACAGTGATCACCATGAACGGCTCGCCGACGTATTACGCCTCCTGATGAGCACGTTATCCGAAAAAATCCGCAAGGCGCGCGAGATCCGCGTGGACGTCGGCGGCAAAACGTTCATCATCCGGCGCCCGACGACGCTCGACATGATAGACTTGCAGGGCAAGTCGGCAGCGCGAGCGATCCTCCCGCACATCATCGGCTGGGAGGGAGTCACCAGCCTCGATCTGTATCCTGGGGGCGACGCGGCGCCGGTGCCGTTCGACACCGACGCCTGCGCCGAATGGCTGGCCGATCGCGTGGATTTTCTCGTCCCGATCGCGCAAGCCGCGGTCGACGCCTACGACACCCACCACCGGCTCATCGCTGACGACGCAAAAAACTGACCGGCTGGCTTGAGCAGCAGAATCTTCCTGGGCAACTCAGGCCAGCCGGCCACCCGCCCAACGAAATCGCCCTGGCTATCCGCGCTTGGAATCTCTGCGGCGGCATGGAGTGGGAAGCGATTCCGATTGTTGCCGACATTTTAGGCGTGCGCGACGTTGAGCGATTGATCTACCAGATGACCATTATCAGAGACCACCAGAGGCCGACCTAATGCCCATTGCCAAATTGTCGATCGACCTGGAAGCGAGGCTTACTAAGTTTGAAGCTGGGCTGACCAAGGCACAATATTCCGCTGAGAGGTCGGCTCGGAAAATTGAGGGCGCATTCTCCGGAGTTGGCGACACCATTCACGGCGCATTTGCCGGGATTGTAGCGGGGCTTTCCGTCAGCGCGATCACGAACTTGATTCAGCAGGCCGTCGACGCGCAAGACGCTCTCGTTGACCTCAGCAAATCCACCGACATAGCCGTTGACAAGCTAGCCGGCATTGGATTTGCAGCGCAGACCACCGGTGGCGACCTCGAATCGATTGCCGCTGCAATCAACAAGCTGCAAGTCAATATCGGTAAAGACCCGGAGAAGTACAAGCAGCTTGGTATTGACGCCAAAAACGGTTATGAGGCGTTCAAGCAGCTAGCCGATATTTTCGTTTCGATCGAAGATCCGGAGAAACGCTCTGCTGTCGCGGCGGAAGCGCTTGGCAAGGCATGGGCAGGCTCTGCTGCGGCTCTGTCAGAGGGTGGTAAGGGATTTTCCGATCTAGTCGCGAAAGGCGAAAAGCTTTCAAGCGTAACAGTCGAATCTGCGGCCCGTGCGGCAGAACTAAATTCAAAGCTGGATATTTTGAAAGCGCGCGCTTCAGGCGCTGCGCATGAATTCGTCAACTCTCTTGTTCCGTCGCTCGATCGTACCGCCGTTCGCATGGAGGCGCTGGCCGCGCAAGGCAATGGGCTCCAGGCGGTTTTCATTGGGCTTATCGGTCTGGCAAAACTGCCTTTCGACGCGGTTTTTGGTGAGGTTGATTTGTCGCACAGAAAGCAGGTTTCCGAGCTTGAAAACACGCTCTCAATACTTGAAACAAAAGCCAAGCGCGCGGAATCTGCGGATGGAGGTCTGCTGAATCAATGGGTTTACGGGAAAAAGGGCGAATTTGACCAGCAAATATTGGCCACTCGCGGCCAACTTGATGCGCTGAAGAAATTCGGCGACAAGCTCAAGCCGTCCGGTGACGGAGAATCAAAGCCAAAGCCGCCATCATCAGACGCCATCAATCGCTTTATCCATCCTGGCGGAACATCAAATGGTGGCAGAGCCAACACGTCTAAAACCGTTGACGACGGCCAGCGGCTGTTGCAGCAACTCAAGGACAGAATTCTCGCCACGCAACACCTGACCGAAGTCGAAAAACTCGAAGCGGAGATCGCCGATGGCAAATACAAGACGGCCAGCGCCGCGAATCTCGAAAAGGCAAAGGGGTTTGCCCAGACGCTGGATAATTTGGCCTCCCTGCGCGCCGCCGCCGATGCCGCCGCCGAGGAGCAGCGCAAGCGCGCTGACGATTTCCAGCGGATTTTCGACGCCACGCGCACCCCGGCAGAAGCGCTGAATATCGAAATCGCCCGGCTGATGACCCTGCTTGACAACGGAACGCTCGGCGAGGGGGCCGCGGCACTCGAATTGTTCGGACGTGCCGCGCAGCAGGCCGGAGAGAAGATGCAGAACCTGGAAGAACAGGTGCAGCGGACCGTGGAGGGGATCGACGTATTTGCCAAATCGGCCGCAAAAAACATCCAATCTGCATTCGCCGAATTCCTCTTCGACCCCTTCGCCAATGGCACCAAGTCCATGCTGCAGAGTTTTGGAGAAACCGTCCGGCGCATGATCGCCAACGCCGCGGCGGCTGATCTCGGCCGGCGTTTGTTCGGTGATCTTGGCGGGAAAGGTGGTCTTGGCGGGGTCGTCGGCGCCGGTCTGGACCGGGTCAAAGACTGGCTCAAAGACGCCCTACCCAGCTTTGACATCGGCACCGCCTACGTGCCGCGCGATATGATCGCTCAGATCCACAAAGGAGAACGCATCGTGCCGGCTGCCGACAACCGGCCAGGCGCCCTTGGCGGACATTCCATTTCCGTGGTCATCAATATGGGCGGGAGTGGATCGCCGGAGGAAGTGCGCCGCGCCGGCGGTGCGGCCGCTCGCGAAGTGCTCGGCGCCATCTCGGCTGCCAGGAGATACTCCTGATGGCAGAATTCCTCGAAGAGCGCATGCCGCTCGATATTCGCATGGGCGTCAGCCATTCCAACGACTATTCTGTCATCATAATTCGGACCGCCGGAGGCGCCGAGTATCGTCAGCTCGTCCATCCATATCCTCTACGTCGCTGGACGCTCAACTTCACCCTCCTGCGCGATGATCTCGCCGCCAGGGTGCTGGCACTTTACCATCGTGCCTATGGAAGATTCGCCGGATTCCGGGTGCGCGACGTCGACGACTACAACAGCAGTGCCAGCGGCCGCGGGGCAATCACCAATCTCGACCAGACGGCGACGCGCATCTCTGCCGGCATTTATCAGTTGCGCAAGGAATACGGCGCTGGCGGCTCGCCGCTGGGCATCGGACGCCCGGCGAGGATCGTCTACAAACCGGTTTCCGGAACCGTGATTGCCGCAAAAAATGGCGTGTCCATCAGCTCCGGGTTAAGCGTGGACACCACAACCGGGCGCCTCACGATCTCTCCAGCGCCGTTGGTTGGCGACACGATTACCGCTGGATTTGAATTCGACATCCCGGCCCGTTTCGACTCGGCGATGGTCGTGTCATCACTCTCGCGCGATGTCCGTGACTGCGGATCGATCGACATCATCGAGCTGCTCGCGCCATGAAATCCGTCGTCACCGATGCTGAGCTGCGTGTACTGTGCCTGCGCATCATGCCAGTGATCGGGGCTACGATCTACCTCACCGATCACCCGCGCGATCTCACGATGAGCGGCCACACGTACCTGTCAACGTCTGGGTACGAATTCACCGGCTACTCGGCGACCGCCGGATTCTCACCCGGCAGCCTCGATCTGCAGGGCATTTCCGGTGTTGCCGACATCAGCCGCGCGCAGATCGCATCTGGCCTGTTCGACGGCGCGGTGGTCAGCATTTTCGCCACCTCGTGGTCCGCTCCTATCGAGGACGAGGAGCCGATCGTGCGCGGGATATTCGGCAAGGCGCGTCTGGAGGACGACCGCTATGTGATCGACGGGCTGTCGCTGATCGACGCTCTCAACACGGCGCGCAATGACCAGTTCACCGCACAGTGCCCGAAGGTGTTCCTGTCTCAAGGTTTCGGCGGCTGCCTGGTGCCGGCCGCGCCTAATACCGTGACTGGCAGCTTGACCAGCGTGAGCAGCGCCTCGTCTTTCACCGACACTGGACGCGGCGAGGCGTCCGACACGTTTGCCGCCGGTACGATCCAGTTCACTTCGGGGCAGAACGCCGGCCTGAAAGCACTGGAAATCCGGAGTTTTTCGGCCGGCGGGGTGATCGAGACGTTCGAATCGTTTTACTATTTGCCGCAGATCGGCGACAACTACACGATGGTGCGCGGCTGTCGCAAAAGGCGATCGGACTGTGAGACGCGGCAGGGAGTTTCCGGGACCTTCAACAACATCATCAATTTCGGTGGCTTCCCGTGGGTTCCTACCGGCAGCACCTACGGGCAATGGGGGCAGAAATGACCGCTGACGATCTGATCAGAGCTGCCCGCCGCTGCCTCGCCACGCCGTTCCGCCATCAGGGCCGCGTCCCTGGCGAGGCACTCGATTGTGCCGGGCTGCTCGCTGAGGTGGCGCGCGCCAACGGTTGCCCGGTGTGCGATCAGCAAGGCTACAGCCCGGAGCCCTCCGGCGATTCGCTGCTGCGTGCCGTCGATGCGCAGCCCTACCTGATTCGCCTGCCGGGTGGCCTGGCCGACGCCGCCGCCGGCGACGTGCTCGCCATGCGCTTCGGTGGTGCGCCGCACCACCTCGCCCTGCACTGCGGAGCGACGATCGTGCACGCCTGGGCGGCGGTCGGCTGCGTCTGCGCGCATGAACTGACCGCCGCCTGGCAGCGGCGCGTGGTTGCCGCCTGGCGCTTCCGGGATCTGGCCTCATGAGTACCGGACGCATTGTCGGAACGATCATCGGTGCAATCGTCGGGAAGTTAATCCCACCCGTCGGTCTGGCGCTCGGCGCCTCGCTCGGCGGTGCGCTCGGGGATCTCGTCGCCCCGCCGAAAACTCCGACTGTCGATGGGCCGCGGCTGTCCGATCTGTCGGTGCAGACCAGCACCTACGGCGCGCCGATCCCGCGGGTGTATGGCACGATCACCCTGTACGGCAACGTGATTTGGTTGGAAAACAATCGGCTCACGGAAAAATCCAAAAAATCAGGTGGTGGCAAGGGTGGTGGCAAGGGCAGCGCCGCGCGCACCCGCACCTACAGCTATTCTGCGACGTTTGCCGTGGCCCTTTGCCGAGGCCCGATCGTCGGGGTGCGCCGCCTCTGGCTGGGTCCGAATCTGGTCTACGACGCCGGCGCCACCGATCACGAGACGATCCGCGCCAGCAATCAGGCGGCCAGCCTGTTCACGCTCTACCCAGGCAGCGACACGCAGGAGCCGGACCCGCGCATTCAGGCAACCCTCGGGGTCGATCACACGCCGGCCTGGCGCGGCCTCGCCTATCTGGTGATCGCCGATCTGCCGCTGGCCAAATACGGCAACAGCCTGCTCGGCGCGCCGGTCAAAGCCGAGGTGGTGACCGCCGGCACGCAGACCGACTACGGGGTGACTGCGCAAACCGCGCCGATGGCGCAGGGCGCCCGGATCGTCTGGCACCGCGACCGCTTCATCGCGGCCGAGTTCGACGGAAAAATCTGGACCTCGCCGACCGGCGAGACCGGCACCTGGACCCTGCGCTACGACGACGCGGCATCCGGCGAATTCCGGCTGGCTACAAACGGCGAAATCTGCGTGCTGACGCGGTTTGCCAGTCCGTTCGTTCTCACTTCCTACGATGGCATCACTTGGGTGCAGCGCGTCGTCCCAGACTGGTTCGGTAGCTCCATGCTGGTCGATGTGGTGGCCGGAGGCCGTGGCTTCCTAGCCAGTGCGGATTGCACCTCCGGCGTGCAGTGGTTCGCGTTGTCTCCCGATGGCATCGTCTGGTATCCACAGGCCGTGCCGGCCTCCGGCTACTGGTTCACCCCGCTCTGGAACGGCTCCGTCTATGTGGTGCTCAATGGCGGCGGCGCCAGCGGAATCTGGACCTCGCCGACCGGCCTTGAGGGCACGTGGACCCTCGCCTACACCAGCGCGACGCAGTATTACCGCGCCACCGTGCTCGCCGGACGTTTCGTCCTGGGCGGCAATGACTCCAGCACCCTGACCTCGGACGACGGCTATACCTGGACGCTGCATTCGGCAGCCCTGCCGGGCTCCGCCGAGGCGATGGATGCGCTGGGCGAGGTCGCCATCTGTCTGCACTACGGGACATTCAGCGTGTCGTCGGACGGGGTGACCTGGGTCGAATATCCGATGGGGGCGGCGCAATCGGGCTGGCACGGACTGGCCAGCAACGGAGCGGTCTGGCTGGCCTATCGGGACAGCGGCATCGCCTACACGATCCGGCCAACAGCTCTGGCCAGTGCCTCGACCACGCTCGCCGACATCGTCAGCGCGGAATGCTTGGGCTCCGGCCTGCTCGAGGCCAGTGACATCGATGTCAGTAGCCTGACCGACACCGTGCGCGGCTACCGAATCGGGGCTTTCGGCACCCTCCGCTCGGCGCTCGAACCGCTGCAGGCTGCATGGCCATTCGACATCCGGCAGCACGGCTATCAGATCGAATTCGTTCGCCGGGGCTCCGCCGGGGCTGTCGTCACCGTGCCGGGCACCGACCTCGACGCCCGCCCGGACAGCCAGTCGCCTGGCGTGCAGATCACGCTGCAGCGCGAAATCGACGCCCAATTGCCGCGCCGGGTAAGCGTGCAATATCTCGACGCCGAGCGCGAATACGACACCGGAGCGCAGTACGCCGAGCGGCTCAACAGTAGCGCGCTCAACGAAACGCTGCTCGACCTGCCGATCGCGCTGACCGGTAGCGAGGCGGCCGGCATGGCCGAAGTGCTGCTCTATCTGGCCTGGCTCAATCGCACCGAGGTTAATTTCTCGTTGCCGCCAACCTACGCCTACCTGGAGTGCGCCGACGTGGTGAATCTGACCACGCCGGAGGGGATTCTGCCGGTCCTCCTGCACTCGATAGAGTACACCAGCGATCATCGGCTGGACTGCAAGGGGCGTCCCGATCGCCCCGCGCTGTATCAACCGGTCGCCCTGGGCGGCGCGCCGGAGACCACCGGCCCGACGACGATCTCGACGATCGGGCCGGCGACGCTGGTGCTGCTCGACCTGCCCCGCCTGACAACCGCGCAGGACAGCCCGCTGCTGCTCGTCGCCATGGCTGGCGGCAACGACGTCTGGCCTGGCGGCGCGCTGCTGCGTTCGCTCGACGACGGTGCCAGTTTCGATCAGCCGCTCGAAGTGTTTCCGCCGGGCGCCACCATCGGATCGACCGGTGCGGCGCTCGGAGTGGTCGATTCGCGCGTCGTCGATACCGCCTCGCGCCTGACCGTCACGTTGGCCAGCGGCAGCCTGGAGAGTGTGTCACGCGCGCTGATGTTCGCCGGAGCGAACCATTTCGCCTATGGCGAGGACGGCCGCTGGGAGGTCATCGCGGCGGCCAATTGCACCCTGATCAGCGGCGCCGACTATGCGCTGACCGATCTGCTGCGCGGCGTGGCCGGCACCGAATGGGCGATGGGGCTGCATGTCGATGGCGACCGGTTGATTGCCCTCGACACCGATTCGTTGGAATCGCTGCCGATCGAGATCGCTGCACTTGGCCAGGAACGCCTGTATCGGGCGGTGACCTTCGGCCTGGACGTGGCGACTGGGTTGTTACGCGAGCAGACCTGGCGCGGAGTGCAGTTCAAGCCGTTGGCGCCCTGCCTGCTGACCGGCGAGCGGGATGCTGGCACTGGTGACTGGCTGCTGTACTGGGTGCGCCGAACCCGCATGGGCAGCACCTGGCGTGATCAGGTCGACGCGGACCTCGGCGAATCGGTGGAGTCCTACTGGGTCGAGATTTACCAGGACTGGACCTACACTACGCTGCTGCGCACGATCATCAGCAGTGCGGCGTTTGCGGCCTACACCGGGGCGCAGCAGACGACGGATTTTGGTGGTATCCAGACCACACTCTATCTGCGCATTTATCAATATTCCACGGTGGTCGGCTGCGGTTATCCGCTGACCACAGAAATCACGAGGTGATCCATGTCGCACAGTACATCTCTGCTCGATCTGATGGCGATCGCGCAGGCTGGAAAAGAATACTCTGTCAACGCACTGGTAGACGCATCCAGTCCAGCCACCATTTACGGACGGCGGGCATCAACCTGCAGCGGTCTGCAGTGGGGCTGGTACGGCGGGACGCTGCTGGTCGATGGGGTGCTGACGGCGATCGCCAACGGCACGCTGACGCTGACCGCGAGCGCCACCAATTACGTCGAGGCCGATCGCTCCGGAGCGGTCAGCGCAAACACCACCGGCTACACCGCCGGCTCCGTCCCGCTGTACACGATCGTCTGCGGCAGCGCGACGGTCACCAGCTACAGCGATGACCGCGTCTGGGTACAGCCGGAGCACGTCACCAGCAAGGTGACGGTCACCGTCACCACCGCCAATGTCACCCTCTCGGCAGCGCAGGCGAGAGCCCGTTACCTGATTCTCTCCGGCACACTGACCGGCAACCGCAACGTCATCGTCCCCAACCACTGGCAGGGAATCGTTTTTTGCAACAACGCTGGGGCCTATACCACGACCGTCAAAACATCTGGCGGCTCCGGCATCGTCGTCGGACAGGGCAAGCGGGCCATCCTGCTCGCTGATGGCACAAATGTCGTGAGGGTCACTGCGGATGCCTGATATATCATGGCAGCCACATGGGCGTTCCTGATCATTTCCAGTTTCTTCAAAGATTGAAAGCGCACCGATGAACGCACTGATGGCCGACCTGGCACCGTATATTCTGGCCGGCCTGTTCGGTCTGGTGGGATGGTATTTGCGCGACAACGCCCGACAGCACCAGGCGCTGGTCGATGCGGTCAAGGGCATCCCGGCGACGATCGCCAACCTGGAACAGAAGCTCGAAGACAAGATCGACACGCACGCCCGTCGATTCGACAAATACGCCCTGTATCACGAAGCGCGGCTGACTGCCGTCGAAACCCGCTGCGCGATCGAGCACGGGGAGATGACAGACCGCCGGGCAACGGCGCAGAAGGTGGTCAGTTGGCAGGAACGCAGCGATGTCGGGAACGCTGGCGCAAAGGCCGGGCCATGATCACGAGGCTCCAGCCAAGCGCCCGCCCGGCCGAACCGTTCCGCATGATCGACGCGGCGAACGAGCACGAAGCGCTGCTGGCGGAACGGCATCTGTTGAGGTCTCTACTGCGACGCTGCGAGGGCGTGTTGCAGAATGTGGCGATCGAGGCGCGTACCGCGGGAGAGCGGGACGCCATTGTCGAGGAGCTGTTGAGGGATATTTCGGTTGCCACTGAATGATGGAACCGATGAAGCTAGGAATGGTTACCACCCGCAGCACCAAGATGTACAGTTGGTCAATGGTGCTCATGGGTTTCCTTTCCTGGTTGGTGTGTTTCTCTGGTTGCCGTTAGTTCTACGCCGGTTTTGGTGTCTACTTGGCGTTAGGGCTCAAGCGCGAGCCCCGTCTGTTGTGGTTCGCCAGCAGGGTTTGCGGGCAGCAGTTGCCCCTGCGCGGCGGCCTGTTCAATGCGGCGGCACGCAATCTCGAAGTAGTGCCGCTCGCGCTCAATCCCGATGAACCGGCGTCCGCTTTGCACGCATGCAACGCCGGTTGTCCCGGTGCCCATGAACGGGTCGCAAACGGTCTTTGCCTTAGGGTGCATGTCAAGGCACCAGGCCATCAGCCGCACAGGCTTCTGTGTCGGGTGCTCCTTTCCATCTTGCAGCGCTTCACCACGCGGCAGGGTCAACACCCGCGCCGCAAGCTGCTGGCTGCTCCAGGCAAACTCGCAGTCGGCCAGCGAGAAGTTCCGCTGCCCCTTGTCCCACACCAGCCAGCGCATGCTGGGCGGCAGCAGGTCGGTAAAGTAGTTGCCACCCCACACCACGCACTCTTTCGCCTTCTCGCGCATCAACCCAAACAGCCAGGGCGAGGGGCGCTCCTTGTCCCAGCCCTCGTGTCCGTAGTCCACCCAGCCATCCTTCGGCGTGTTGCGCGTCCGGTCGGCGCCAATGCCATAGGGCGGGTCGGTCAGCACCAAGTCCACGGGCGCCAGCAGCGGCAGCACTTCGCGTGCATCGCCGTGCCAGAGTTCGTGCCCATCAATCACCACCTTCTCAGGCATTTCATCTTCCTTTCATTCAACCAGAGCCCTAACACTTCGCTCAACGCGACGGCCTACGGCCGCGCGTTAGCTCGGGCGTTAGGGCTCTCTTCGTCGGGCGGGCTGTAGTCCCACTTCGCGATCAGCGCCATCGCTTGCGGCGGCAGCGGGTTCGCCACCAGCTCGGCGCGCGAACGCACCCAGCCGGCGCACAACTTGCCGTCCAGCGGGCTGTGGCACTGAAACGGCCGGCCCTCGGCAGCGGCCTTCAGGAAGTCCATCTGCGTCTGCAAGCAGCCATTCGGCACGCTGCCAGGCTGGCAAGCGCAGGTCTTGCACATCTCGTCGCGCAAGCCCGGACCCTTCACGCCGTCCAGACCCATTTCCACCAGTCGGGCGCGGCCCAGCTCGGCCAGCCGCGCAGCGTTCTTGCCCATTGCTTTGCCTTCCGGCGTCACTCTGCTGTGTGTCATGCCTATGTCCTCTCGCTTCGGCTGCCTGCCCTAACTGGGCGCTCAAGCGGGACCGTCCGCAAGCGGCCGGCCCCTTAGCTCCACGTTATGCACCAACAAAACCCTTCTCGCCGCTCATCCATGCTTCCTGAAAATCAGGCAACGGGGCGCCCTCCACCTTTACTTGGTGGCCGTCGAAATCTTCCCAGTTCATGTTATTCACGGCCCAGTACTCAATTTCGTAGTCGTCCGATTCAAACAGCGGCAGCGTGTCTTCTGCCAAACTGCGCTCAACGTCGCCGTCAAACTCGTCGGCGTAGTGCGCTGCCCGGTTCCTGGCAATCATTTCCACCGGCACGCCCCACTTGCTGCCATCCGGCATTTCAACCGTCATCAATTTGTGCATTTCACTCTCCTCAAAAGTCGTTGCATAACATTCCGTTCAAGGCGCGACTGGCCTAACGGCCAGCGGCCTTAACTTCACCGTTATGCCTCACCCAACCCATCGCCACTTCCCTCCAACGAGGTCGTCGCCAACGGGCTGGGCAGTTCTTCCGGGGCGGCTGTGCCACATTGCCGAACTGCCCCCAGCGTCTTCCTTATCCAGCCGAAACCCAGCAGCCCGCAAACTGGCGCCGCCTTCTTCCGGCAGGGTGTAGGTGTAAATCGGCTCCATGCCCATCGCCCGCGCCGCACGCCTCGCCGCTCCGTACAACATCGAGCAGGCGTTCCGGGTGCCATCGGTGCAAAGGCGGGTTATCTCGGCGGCCAGGCCGTTGTCCAGGCGCGGCGCAACGGGCCTGCCCACAATCGCCACGCCGCGCAGCGTTCCAGTCTCGTCGGCAACGCCAACCGCCAAGCGGGACCCAACCACCGGGCGGCTGTGCCGGTGCAGTTTGCGCACAAACTCATTGGCTGTTTTCAGGTCGGTGGGCACAATTCGCAGTTTCATCGTTGTCTCACAGTGAGCCATAACAATCCGGTTCAGTCGGACAGGCCGCCTGCGGCGTCCTGCCGCTGACCTTTCATGGCAATCGCTCCAAAAACTCAACAGACCGCCGCGCCTAAGCGGCATGGTGGTCCTGGTCGCGGCCAGGGACTCAAGGCCGCAGACGGAGCTACCGGACTCAAGCGCCGCAACATCAGCATCGATGACGCGAGCGCCGACATCCTTCGCGCCTATGGCGATGGAGACCTCTCGCTCGGAATTCGTCGCGCCGCCGTGCTGGTCAAGTCTCACGCCTAGCCCTCCAAGACCCGCCTTCGGCGGGACGAGTTACTTTCACGTCAGCCGTCACCAGCCTGAATCGGTGACGGATCACTTCTCGGCAGATTTTCTTTAACTGGCCTCTTTTTTCCCCTTTTATTCACGGCGCA